AAGAGTTCCCACTAGTTCGCTTCTACGAGGAGCCAAACCTTGGGGACTGGGGTCATGCAAAGCGAGCAAAGGGTCTCGACCTTGCAACCTCAGATTACGCTGGATGGTTTAACCATGATGACTCCTACCACCCAGACTACGTTGTAGACATGATGAGACTTGCAGAGTCTGGGAACGATGTGGTATACTGTGGATGGTCTAGGAATAATACTCCGCAATTTAAGTCTGGAAGTTCAACTTCTGGAAACTACATTGTACAGATCGACAAGGGTCGCTCTGTTGGGTACTCCGATCGCCACTACGAGGCTGACGGTACCTTCATTGACAAGATTGTTGAGAAGGCAAAATCTATCGCCTTTTGCAATCGAGTTCTATATTACCACAACGAGGTGAAGTAATGGCACGAAGCGCGGCATGGCAGCGCAGTGAAGGGAAGAACCCTGCTGGCGGATTGAATGCCAAAGGTCGAGCGTCATATAAAGCCCAGACTGGCGGGACGCTTAAGGCTCCAGTAAAGCGAGGCGACAACCCACGACGCGCATCATTCCTTGCGCGAATGGGTGGCATGCCAGGACCAGAGCGCGATGCTAAGGGTCGACCAACCCGTTTACTTCTAAGCCTACAGGCGTGGGGAGCGAGCAGCAAGGCTGACGCAAAGTCAAAGGCTCAATCAATCAGCGCAAGAAACAAGGGGACTCGTGCTCGATAATGAAATTGCACGAGATCTGGCTCTCGGTCGCACTGACATCGAGTTCTTTGCTCGGCGCTGGCTTGGCATTAAAGGCCACCCAGGACAAGTCAGTTGGTGGAATGCATGCCAGGAGCGAGATGAATCAGGGTATCGTCCCCGATACCTCACTACTGTCGTATCCGCAGGGAATCGTGCGGGGAAAACAATGGCGATGGCGGTACTCTGCCTTCACCATGCCTTGTACAAAATGGGCATTCAACAGCCAAATCCAAACGATCCCGATGACGCTCGAAGATGGTCCAACGTACCGTACGACTGGTATCACATTGGAATTCAGCAAGAGACCGCCGAGCTTGTTCACCGCGAAATATCATCTATTCTAAGCGGTAACCATCCAGCGCAAAAAGGGCAGGGATGCCCACTCAAGGATGAACTTGGGACAATTGCAACACTGGATAAGAAGTACCGAGGAGAGTATCTCTGGATCAAGTTCCATCCTTTGGTCGGTGGAGCAAGCATCCATTTCCGTACAACGCAGGAGAAAGCTAAGGCGCTTCTCGGGAAGGACATGAATGGCATCTCGTTCGACGAGGCGGCATTCGAGCCACACTTGGTGGAGATCTACCAAGAGGTACTCAACCTTCGGCGCCTCTCAACGGGTGGTCCGCTCCACTTCATCGGTACGCCGACGGAAGGCATCGGAGACTACTCAGACCTCTGGGAAATGGGAAATACCGAGAACCCGAGCAGGGACCCACAGTTTATCTCCTTTCGGCTTTCAACCCGCGACAATGTTGGATACGGACTCACAGCAGCTAACTTCGACTCCATTGTACGACAACAGGCAGAATACCTCGTACCCCAGAACGTCGATGGATACTTCATCGAATCACGAGACGCATACTTCGCGTCGCAGTCAATCGAAGGAGCCTTTGATACTGACGCACCTACAGAGCTTCCGCCACACAGGGGACATCGGTACGTCCAAGGATGTGACCCCGGTATTTCTTCTGACGCAACATGGACGGTCGTACTCGATTATACGGACCGAACTCGCATCACCGCAGTTCGCGCACGAAAGCGTGAGGGAAAGCAGACGATCCCAGCAGTAGTCAATATGGTTAGGGAGAATGCCTTGCTTTATCAGCAAGACGGAGCATTCTGCACAACGATTGTTGATGAGACTGGCCTTGGTGGAAGACTTTTCCGACAAGAGTTTAGCATTATCAAGCCACTTCGTGGGTACGACTTTGGCGGCACAAAAGCAAAGAAGCTTAATCTTCTTGCCACGTTAAAGTCAATGCTCGATAAGAAGATGATTGTTATTCCTCGTGGGCAACCATGGGATGACCTTCGACGACAGTTGTTCTCATACAAGCTTAACGACAAGAAACTTACTACCGATGCGGTAATGGCACTTGCCCTTGCGGCATGGCACGCATCAAGAAACCCAGAGCAACCAGTTAAAGACCCGGCATTTACGTATTATGGAGGAAGTGATTAATGGCTAAGGTTCGAGGAATCCCAAAGGCGTTCCAGGGAACGCGAGCAATTCCAGGGCAGTATACTACTGACCCTGATATCGCCACGCCTGAACAGATCCGTTCTATTGGGACAGCCCTTGACAAGGCAAAGAAAATTGGACAGGGACAGCGCGTTGATACCCTGATGCCTAAGTCTAGCCCTCTAGTATCGTCCCTAAAAGCCCCTAAAACAGGCCCAGGAGCGACGGAGAGGGCCCCTGCCCCCGCGAGCCAGGGCGTATCCGCAACTTCTCCTGAAATTGTAACTTCTCCTACAATTCTTAATTATTCAACTGGGTCAAAGGGCACCCCAATTAAAAAGAATTACGCAAAACTTGATGTTAGTAAGTTGAGTGAATCTCAGACTGCATCCATTAAAATGCTTAAGGCTTCTCTTGAGATTCAGAACGTTATTCCAGAAGAAGACCCTGGGTTCAAACTATTTGGTGAAGTGCTTATGCGCAAGCAGACAACGGAGCCAGAGCAGAACCGACTTCGTGCAATCTTCCGACGTTTTGATAACCTCTACCATCCAAACATTGTGACGCTTGGTGGAGCAGACCATTGGGCAGATGACGCAACAGCTCGAACCGCTGGTCGAGCCCACGTTTCAGTCAACGTCCATGCTGCGTACGTCAACATTCCAGCTTCGTTGCAGGCAGTGATGCCAGTGATTAACTACGTCCCAGAGGGACAGGATAATGATTCACGCGCTAAGGCAGCTAACGCAGAAAGGCTGTTTTTTCGCTGGGCTGAAGAGAATGAGTTTGACCTTGTTCTTGAAGACGCATGCTTTATTAAGGCGCTTTACGGATACACTGCAGCTAAGATTTATTGGGATGCAGAAAAGCAGATGCCAAAGGTACGCATTGTAGAGTCACCAGAAAACCTCTACCTTGGATTTGGCGTGTCTGACTTTAGCCGAGTAGACTGGGCTCTTTACTGCTACGGCATGTCTCCGCAGGCAGTTGAAGAGGATTATGGCATTCGAGTTGTCCCAACACAGCAGGGTGGCAAGTGGTACAACTACACCGCCTCAACCCATGATGATCCAATTGCCAACGTTTACCTAAACCAATTTGAGCGCAACCCACTTCGACGCGAAACACCGTACGAGATGCAGCAGGTTGAAGTATACGACTACTGGTACAAGGTTCCTGGAGTTGCAGGCAAGGCTCCAACAGTTTATAACGCCATATTTGTCGGCAACACACTGGTAAAGAATACAAAGCATGCAGAGTTCCGAGGGGACCTACCATACATCCTTCTCCCCAACGCCAAGGTTCCTGGAAGCCCTTACGGCAAACCGGAACTGTATGACGTTGAGCAACTCCTAAGGGAGAAGGACGAACGTATTACTAACCAGGCACAGATGATCCACTCAGTTATTGGTGGTCAGATGTTCCAGTTGGTTGGCGCAGAGGCACCAGATGAGATTCCGGCCAATGCTATCCCAAAGCCTGGAAAGATGGCAGCACCTGGACCTGGCAATGAAATTCGCTCAATCTCGCCGTTTATTCCTCAGTTCCAGATTGAAGACTACAACAAGCGTATCGACCGTGAGATTGCGGTGGTGACGGGACTCAATGACCTCCTCCTCGGGCTTGCTCCTTCGGGCGTGCTCGGGTCATCCCGCGCCATCGCGTCGCTCGTGGCTAACTATGAAGCACGCATTGCTCCAAAGCGCAAGCTACTCTATTCATGGATCAAGCAGGTATGGCGTTTGTGCGCCAAGATCTGGGAGACAAAGGATAAGAAGGTTGGCGTCATCTTTGGCGGCAACTACCGAATTGAGATTACCCCACCTGAGCTAACTCCTCGAGACACACTCGAGCTTGCTCAGACCGCTATCAACCTTGTACAGAACCGTATCTGGAGCGCAAGCCGCGCAATGGATCGCGTTGGTGTCGAGGACCCAGAGGGCGAGATGGGAGTCATTCGAGACGAACAGACCGATGCAACGCTCAATCCATCCGCTGTTATGGCTATGGCAAACCTTGTTCAGATGTTCCAGCAGATGCAGTTGCAGCAGCAACAGGCGGCTCAGGAGCAGTTTGCGCAGCAGCAGGCAAGCGTGGAAAATACTGCACGGATGCTTCAACAGCAGCCGTCTGGATCTCAATCGCTTAACCAGCTTGAGAATCAAGCACAGCCACCAGCGGGTGCAGTTCCATCCAATGCATTAGCACCAAACGGAGCCCCTCTTTCATCTGGGCAACCAATCGATCAAACATTGGCAAATGGTGAACAACTAATGCCACCAGCAGGAGGTAACGTTTAATGGCAAGGATTGGTAGGTTCGGACGATCAACGTCTGGGCAGCAAAATTTAAGTTCCTTTATTAGAAGTCTTGCTACACAGAATAGGAACCTCGAACAGAGCGCACTGTTTAACTCATTCTACGATGGCAGTCTTTATGGTGGCGAAAATACCAATTTCTCAGATCTTCAAAATTTTGTTAACGGACGACTTGCTGAGGGAAATCTTAGCCAAGCTGAGATTGCGTATTATGATAATCTGTTGGCAAATGCAAAAGGTTTTCAGACAGATAAAACCAACAAAAGTCTTAGCGAATCATTTACTGCAAACACTGGGGCAAATTTTGAAGAGTACGTCGCATTCCTCAAGGGAGAGGGTGCTGGAAAGTATGGCACTGACCTAGAGCAAGTTGTAAAGAACTATGTAACATATGCATACAATGACCTTGTAAAGTCAAACATCACAGAGGAAGAGTATGACTCGCTGTCTCAGAAAGCACTTTCTGCTGTTGTCGATGACGCTAATACCTACAACGATGTTAAATTTGATGTTAATAGCAATTTGTACAAATACCAACTAGTTCTGGTTCAGGACATGGTTGATAAGGCCAATGGGAAAAAGGCCTCAAAGGTTATTGCCGCAAATAAAGAACTTCTTTCGTGGTATGAAGGGTGGAAAACCAAAC